TGGAGTATCTGTTGGAATAATGGCTATGTCGTTGTTGCATATGCGCGGTTTTCGCAGATTGCATCTCTATGGGTATGATTCTAGTTATCTAAACGGAGAAAACCACGCCTACCCGCAGGTTCTTAATAGCGGTGAAAAAACACTAGAGGCTATTGTCGGAGAACGTAAATTCCTCACCTCTGGTTGGATGGTTCGACAAGTGAACGATTTTCTCGGATTGGTGCGTGTTTTAATTGATCTCGATAGTGAAGTTCACGTTTATGGCGACGGGTTGCTGCCTCATACTGCCCGCTGTGTCGCCAGCCGCCAACCCAGCAACACCCATCAAAAGGAGCAATAACATGGCCACTGGCCTTATCGTTCGTTTTTATCTTGAAGCAGTGCATATGAAATACAAGTCTGAAAAAGAGGGGCGTCCGATTTTCGAGGATCGTGAATTCGTTTCGATAATTCCTATCGGGGATAACAAAACCCAGATTGTGAGGGAGGCGACAGATGATGACCGTTCGCGATTCCCAGAAGAATACGCCAGATTCAAGAAGGGGGATCAGGACGCCGTGAGCGGAACGCCGCTCAAGGAATGGCCCTACATGCGGCCGTCGCAAATCAGGATGCTCAACTATCTCAATGTGTTTACCGTCGAACATCTGGCTGAATTGAGTGATGACGCGATTTCCAGAATCGGCACGGGGGGACGCAAACTTATCGAGCAGGCGAAGGCATACCTTGCCAAGGCCAAGGATACCGGAGCCACCCAGCATTACGCCGCCGAAAACGAGCGCCTGAATAATGAACTGGCCGAGATGAGAAGGCAGCTTGCCGAGCTTGCATCCAGAATTCCGATTGAGAGCGAGGTAAAGCGCCGTCCCGGCAGGCCTCCGAAAGCGAAGGCAGCCTAATCAATGTCCACCCTCCTACAATTGGCGACGCGGATCACGCGTCGCTTGCCGCTCTCTGCTGATCCAGTGTCCATGGTCGGCAGCGATGAGCCGCAATTGCAGCAATTGCTGGAATTGATGCAGGAGGAGGGCGATGAGCTGGTCAGTAGACACAGTTGGTCTGTGCTGATTAAGACTTGGACATTCGCTATTGATGCCGATCCTCACAGCGAAACGTTCCCCTCTGATTTCGATCGGTTTCTTTTAGACGCCGATGTGTGGCGTTCTGGTTCTGACGTGACGCCGTTGACGGGGCCGGTGCCATCCAACAAATGGCAATTGTTGACTTCATCGCCGGGGACGTACCCCGGCTATTGGCGTCCCTATGGTGGCGGCATCCAGGTGCAGGGCGTCTCTCTCACAGAATCGGCGTCGGTCGAATACGTCTCAAAGAACTGGATTCTCGACACTGACGGGACGACGGGAAAGGCAACTTGGGCTGCTGATACCGATACGCTTCGGTTGCCGGAAATCCTCTACGTTCAAGGTGTGAGGTGGCGGTGGAAATCATCGAAGGGACTGGAATACGCCGAGGATATGGCGACCTATGAACGAGAACTAGAGCGGCGGATTGCTGCTGATCGATTGGCGAGGCCAATTTCAATGACGCGGATGGTCCGTTTCGATCCGACGCGATTTGCGTGGCCCGGCAGCGTTGTGACAAGCTGATGCGCACCGCAGTAATCCGCAAAGCAAGGCGCGGCGCAGCCATATCCAAAGTCTATTCTTGGAATGCTCCGGTCAAGGGATGGGTCAGCAATAGCAATATTGCCGATATGCCGAAGAACTCTGCCTATCGGTTGGATAATTGGTTCCCGGAATCGAACTCCATCAAGGTCAGGGATGGTCATACCGAACATGCCGACTTGGAGGAATCCGGACTAATTCGCACCTTGATGGCTCATTCCGCGGGCGGAACGGATACGATATTTGCCGCGATCGGCACGTATGTTTTCGATGTGACAGCCGGCGGCGTTATCACAACGGCAAGCGCGGACATAACCGGGCTTACCTCGGCCGATTTCATATGGACCAACTTTCAGGTTTCTGGAGGCAACTATCTCTACATCGTGAATGGAGTCGATTCAGCCAGGCACTACAATGGAACGGCGTGGGCTACTCCATCGATAACAGGGGCCACGTCATCAACATTCAGCTATGTTTTTCCGTTCAAGGGCCGCCTGTTTTTCATCAAGAAAAACACGGCCACCGTGCATTATCTGCCCGTCGATGCCGTGGCTGGGGCTGTGAGCACGCTGGAGGTCGGCGGCGAATTGACATTGGGCGGGACATTGATCGCCGGGGCCGCGATCACGCATGATGCCGGCAATGGTCCGGAGGACTACTGTGGATTCATATCATCAGAAGGAGAAGTTGTCGTCTATTCAGGAACCGATCCATCAAGCTCAACGACATGGAGCAAGAAGGGGACATTCCGTATCGGTCGCCCGATTGGCGCGCGGTGCTTGCTGAAAATAGGCGGCGATATCACTGTTCTGACGCAAGACGGCGTTGTGTCGCTTGTGAGATCGATTTTGCTGGATCGTGCGGCGGCCGAGCGTGGCGCGTTCTCATCCAACATCAGCAATGAATTCAATAAACAATATGCTTTGACCGGATTGATATTCGGTTGGCAAATCGCGACTTGGCCTGCCGGCCACATGGCTATTGTCAATGTTCCGATCACGGATGGGGTGACGTACTATCAATATGTAATGAATGTGCTCACCGGAGCGTGGTGTCGGTTCAAGGCAATTGACTCTACCTGTTGGCTGCTCGCCGGCGACGATCTTTATTTTGGCACTACTGACGGGCGCGTCATGCAATATGGCACGGCTAGTGCCGATGATAGTTCAATCATCGATGCTGTTGCGATCGGCGCATTCTCGCATTTGGACAGTCAGGGATACATCAAGCACGTCAAGGCGGCTCAGATGTTCACCCGGACTGATGGTGATTTTCTCCTTGGCGTCAACATAGCGGCC